TACCTACATTAGCTAATTGATCAGGATTTATATAAACATTAACGTTCGAAAACATGCTCGCAGAAGAAATCGACGAAACTATCAATTTTCCTTTAATTGTAGCTGTATTTTCTACAAACAAATCGCCGTTAGCGTAGGTAGCTGTAGTATCTAATACAATCTTACTGTTTGGTGATGAGACAGTTGTAGGTCCATTCCTAGTTACTGTCTTTGTACCTGATACTCGAATTGTAGCCATTATTTTAATCCATTCATCTATTTTTATAGTATTTATTGTTTTAGTGAATTCGTAATTCTACACAGTTTACAAATATAGGGTCACTATGGGGCCATTTTATGTGTGATTTAAACCTTAATAGCAATCCAAAATTATTTTTATTTAAATCAGATATTGTTAAATTAGCATTCCATAAATCAGTAGGTGACCCATAAATTTTTGTTTGTAAAATTTCTAAAGATGCTTTATTATCTCCTATAGGTTCATCATTTAATAATAGTTGAACAGTATCATCCATTATTCTTCCTCGACGATTTGCGGTTAATCGCATCTCAATGCCAGATATAGCCACAGGAAGATTTTGAAATTTAAAATTAGTTATTTTTAAAAAAAAAGTTTTAGTAACAAGATCATGTTTAGGACTTCTAGCAATATGATATAAATTTTTATTAGTTACTACAGATAACTTATCATTAGAAATAATATCACCTAAACTAATATTATTCCATGATATATGATTATCTTCTGCACCTGTTTCTACATATTGTGCAATTGTATTAGGATATGTCCAAAATGTTGCCATATACCTATTTACCTAAATTTTAAATTTATCCCTACAGAGAAAAAAAGGAGCATGTTGCTCCTTTTTAATTTAAATTAAAAATTTAATTATAGATTAGCAATACTTACAACTCCGGCACTTGCGGCATCTAAACTCCAACCTGCTACTGCACCAGATGCATATTCAAATCCTCCATTATCAGTAGCTGTGCTCAATGTTGCACGACGTGCTGTTAATTTAGTTACATAGTATGTGCTACCATTAACGTCTGTTGCAATGATATTCATTTGACCTTCTGCTAATGATCCATCAGCAACCGCAGTTAAACGGCATTGTCCAGTTCCTTGAGCATTTTTTACAAGATAACGACGACTTGCTTCTTGTTTAACAATGTCAGATGCTACTGCTGACGATCCTCCAGGAATATATGCCGTTGCAGCAATGGCATTTAATACTGATGAAGTTAGTGTTGCTGTTGCGCTTCCGACAGTAGTCATGCTTGTACCAGTAAATGTTACTGTTGGTGCACTTGTATATCCACTACCTGCTGTAGTTACAGTAACGCTAGTAACAGTATTACCTGTTTTAACAGCAGTTCCAACTGCTTGCACGCCACCTGTTATATTCGGTGCTCCAATTACTACTGTAACTGTTAATGTCGAAACAGGATTAGTACCAATTGTGAAAAGGCTAATGCCTTCACCACCAACACCACCTGTATTTAAATTACCAAAAAATTTCTTTTTAATCGGACGTCCCATTTTGTTTCTCCTTTATATGTGTCATTCAATGACATACGCGGTGGGACCGCATAATTGTCTAGACTCATTATTTATAATAAAAAACCCGCCGAAGCGGGTTTTGATTGTGTTAATATCAAATATTTGATTATTTGAAGCTAACTTTGTTAGATGTAATAGATACTTTACCTAGATAGTCAGCAGCGTTACCTAGAGAAGATGCTGTGTTTGTTAACTCAACATATCCGTAACGTGTTAGGAAGCCAACTACTGGCTCAAATGTTGCTGGATCTAGAACAACACCAGAGCTCATTAGAGGAATATATGGGCAATAGAAAGCAGCAGCGTCAGCTTCGCTTGTTCCCTTATAACCAATTAGAACTTGATTGTCGTCTTGTGCTGTTGCATCACTTAGGTATGCATCAACATAGATTCTCATTGCGCCATTTAGAGTTCCAACAAACTTGGTGTTTGTAGGAGCCTCAAATGTGCCTTCTGTTGTGCGAGCAAAAGCAGAAGTTGTTGCGCTTTGTAGAATTGTTAGAGCTTGGTTAGAAACAACCGCCCAGTTACCAGCACCACGACGTGTACGCTGAGCAATTAAGTTGCTTACACGATTGATCTGGATAGCTAGAGCAGCGTGCTCATCACCAACGAATGTAGCTGTACCAGAAACTAATGACTGGTCATATGTTTCTTCGACACTTGCTAGGCTACGTAGAGAAGCAAGAACTTCTTGGTCAATTTCAGCTGTAATTTCTTGAGCTAGAGCAGCCATGATTTCAGCTTCGATATCAATGCCTTGTTGTGCTTGTGCATCTTGTGCAGCTTCGAAAGTCCAACGAGCGCTTAGTTTACGGCTCTTAGCTTCAACAGTTTGCTTCAAGATTTGAATGCTCATCTTGTTACCAGGACGGCCTTCTAATGTGCTTGTAGCTTGTGCTTTAGGATTGCCAGTGCTTTCATTTCCAGAATAAGCAGCAGCAATATTAAATGGGCTCAATGCCTCTTCACCTGCAACAACACCAGCAGCAGTATCAGCATAACGAACACGTAGAGTGTGGATCTGTGCAACAGGTCCAGTCATTGGTTGAACACCAACGATTTCGTTAGCAATAACTGTCGGCATAACACGACGAATTACTGGAAGAATAACACGGTTAAGTGTTGCTACGTTACCAGCGCTGGTTGCACCAGCAGTTGCGCTTTCAGCCAAGTATTTGCGTGTGTTTTCTAGAGTGACACTCATAGCAGCACGACGGTTACCTTGTAGGCCTTCAAGCAGAGCGTCTTTGGTCTCTGACCATCTTTCATTTAAAAGTTGTGACATTTCTTATTGTCTCCTTGAATATTATTTTAGACCCGCTAATTTGCGGATATCTAAGATGTTGTCTAAGCCTACCTCAGGCTTGGGTTCACGATTACCAGTTACTTCAGTGCTTTCAGTTAAAGAAACTTTTGTAGTTACTTTTTTCCTTTCGCCGTCCATTACTGCGGGTAGGTACTTGTCAAATGCAGAATATAGCTTGTCTGTTTTTACAGATTCAAGTAGTTCTTGCATTACCTCTTTTTTATCAGCACTTAAAGGTGCTAATAGTTCTGCCATAACTTGCTTACGCTCCATTAGGTCTTTAGTGATGCGTAGTTCACGATCACGTGATTCAACTAATGTAGCTTTTTCTGTTACAGCATTTTGAGCTTCAGCTAATTGCTGATCTTTCTTCTCAATGATCTTTAACAATTTAGTTGTTTCAGATTTTTCATTAAGATAAGAACCTGCAAATTCTTGTGCAAAAGCCTCATAAATTCTACGTCCAAAGTCATTGTTGCGAGCACTATCAATATCTTCTCTCAATTGCTTGATTTCAGATGTTAATTTGCGAGTAATCGCAGCTTCAACAACTTTAGTTGAACGTTGAATAAAACGTTGTTTAATATCTTCAAATTTGGTTTTTGCTTCACGAACTAACTTAACTTTAGTTTCGGCTAGATCACGTTTATCAATTGCAAATTCGTTGATTTCTTTAGATAGAGCATGAACAACAAATTTCTCTAACTTTCCAAAATTTTCACTAACTTTTTTGCGATCACTTTGGAATTCAACTAACTCTTTGCCTAATTGTTTGATTACAAATCCTTCTAGTTTTTTAGCATCTTCAGCAATACGTTGTTTGTATTGTGCTTGTGCTTCAGCTAGAGCTTTTTTGTCTTCGTGCAATTCGGCCATTTCTGCGGCCAATCTGTCGCTTAACATCTTGTCGATTGCTTCTACCATAACTTGTTTGTCATGTGTATACTTTTGTGCAAATTCTTCACGAAGTTCAGCGGTAACTTGGTCGCGATTCTCTTGTAATTTTTGAGCCAATGCGGTTTCTAATTCAGATTTAACATCTTCATTAATTAAACCACTTTCGACTAATTTTTTGAATGCGTCCAACATTTATTTCTCCTCGGGCTTATTTTAGACCTTTGATAATCTGCAAGAGACTTTCTTTTAGATATTTCTGGGCCTTTGGATCTTCTTTTACTTCTTGTGCAACCTTAAAAGCACGATTTCCTCCACGAGTATTCATGAGATGTTCATAAACAGGTGTAGGGTATGCTCCAGGTGCACTGGGTTGTGCAACAATATCCACAGTTATAATTTCAAAATCAGATACATGGCCATTCATGTCGTTAACGTTTCCGCTACCTCTTGAACTAACACCAAGTTTTACTCCGCTTTCTAACATAGTGCGAATAAGATTGCCCATAGGGGTAGGAAGAATTTTCATCTTCCCATAACCATTAGGACCTTCCATCCACATTTGAGTAATCATATGTGAGACTCGGTCCAAATTGACTTTTAAATCGTCAGGATGATCTACTTCACCTAATACACTATAACCATTTTGTATTTGATCATTTAATGTTTTAACTGCACGTTCAATTTCATCTACAGGGTAGATTCTTTGATTTGCATTACGAATACCGCCTTGAATAGCAATGCCTTTTAAATAAAGGCTTTTGCCATCTTTATCGTCAGATTCTAATACAATTCCAGATTGATCAAAACTGAGCTGTTCTCTTAAGTAACTTAGTTTCATCCTGATTCTCTAATTAATTGCTATAAGGCTTTAAGAATTGCTTTTTTGTCTCTGGAGCAATACTAGTTTGACCAGCTTTATCTCCGGATCCTGAACCAACTGGTCCTGGAGCAGCACCTTTCTTCTCGGCACCGTGTCCACCAGCTACCTTAGTTAAATTCTTAACTCCCATTTTTCCACCAGGAACGTTTCCGTTACCAGTTTTCATGTCTTGTGCAGGCTTGACTAAACCACCAGCTTTACCTGTTGGCTTTGTTCCAACATTTGTACCTTCTCCTGTGCTCTTATCACCTAAGATATTTGCAGCAGTTGCACCTGTTGTTGGTTTTCCTTTACCAGAACTAATTGGGCTTTTTCCTTCATTAGGGCTTCCCATACCATCGCCTGTACCGGCGCCGGCATCTTTACCTTGAGCTTTTTGTGAATTTCCGTTCCAGTCGTTTCCAACTTTTTCGACATACTCGCGTGTCATACGCTTTTTGCCTTCGAACATTCCCATTTGTAAATCTTCGTCGTCGGATGCATCAGCACCAAATTCGTTACCAGCCTCGTCACCGGGCTCGTCACTGAATTCGTCACCCATGTCACTACCGCCTTGAGAAGCTTCTAGTTCTGCAAATGCAGCTTCTAGTTCTTCGATAGCATTTTTAATATCCATCATTGCTTCATCTTCAGAAGGCTCATCGGGTCCTAATTCTGCGTCATCACTTGGCTCAGAATCATCAACTTCAACGTCTCCTAACATATCATCTGTCGGGTCGCCAGTTTCGTCATCTTCACCGTCCATCATGTAAGAATCTTCTAGTTGATCTTCACTTTCATCAACAGATTCATTTTCTTCATCGTCTTCTGCTGCTTCATCAACAGAATCCTCATCTGTTTCCATAGATTCTTCAGTTTCTTCGTCTGCTTCCTCAGCAATTAAATTTTCATAAATTTCTCTAGACTTTTCAACTACAATTTCATGAAAAAGCTCGTTAGCTTTGTCCATTTCTTCGTTGACTAAATAGTCTAGAAGTTGTTCAAATTTGGTACTCATGCAATGTTCTCCTTATTAGGTTGCGGCAAGGTTTGTAATATATTTACAAATATTGAATAATTCTGATATAAAATAGGCCAAAAATAGGCAATTTTATATCAAAAATTTAATTATGCAGCCGGTGCTGGAGGAGTTGCATACATTTTTCTAACAAGACCTAAATTTTCTTTTACTTCTCGTTCTCTCGCTTCTCCGGCTTTTCTGATATCATTAATTGTTTTTAATGTTAGCTTTGGCGTTTTTCTTAGATCGTCCATGTCTAAGATTGTTTGATCAGCATCAGGCAAATATCTGCCATCTTCTTGAGGGCTAGCATAATCTTTATCAAAATAAATGAATTCTTTTAATAACATAATTTTATTTATTTCAAACAGCAGGTGCTCCGCCTGCTGGTGCTCCGCCTACTGGAGCTCCACCTGCCAGTGCTCCTCCTGCAGGCCCAGCAGCTTGTCCTTCGGGTGCTAGTTCAGGCGGTGGTTCATTAGAGTTCATTGCAGACATATCACCAGATATACTGTTACCTGTTATACCTGCACTACGCAATTCTGCACTTGCCGGTAACGCTGTGTCAGAATCAATATTTTCTTCTTTCCATAATGTTTCATTTTCTGCTACTTCTTCAGCAGTTAATCCTAAGAATCGTTTCAATGCAAAACGCTTACTGATAAAAGGAATTTGAACTACAGCACCGAATGTATTGACCCGAGCAGTGTCCATTTCGCTTTGACGATATGCTGCAAAATTTTGAGGAGGATTAAATTTTACATCAAAAATGTTCCAATCAATGTTAATACCTTTTTGTTTCAAATAATATTTAAACTCAGTATTAAAACTGTCATTTAGTAAGCTTTGTAGTCTTTCACAATACTTGTTAAATCTTAATTCTTGAATGTATGCTGTTCCAACTCGACCATCATTGAAGTTGCTTCCTCCGTCGTCAGGTCCAGTAGGGAGATAACTGCTAGGGATACGTAAAGCCCTAAACAACTTATTAGTAAAATACTTAAGGTCATCTATTTCTCCTAAATTTTGGCCGCCTTGCAAAATTTCAACCTTACTGCCTCGACCTTCTGCTGTTTGCGGAAAAAAATAATCTTCATTTATGCTTAATGGATTATATCCACTATCGATTACTGTTTGACTACCACCAGTGTTACTAGGTATACGACGTTGGTTTACTTCATTTTTTACCCGTTCAACAAAGCTCATTGCCAAGTGACTTGGCATATTTCCTACATCGATATAAAATACACGACGCTCAGGAGCACGTTGCACTCGATAGATAATAATGCTATCTTCTAATAATTCTTTTTGTTTGAATACTTTAAAAATAGTTTCCATTAAACTATTTCCAAATGGAAAATTATTGTCTAACCCTTCACTCATGCTTATATGAATAACATGTTTAGCATCTATATTATATTGATTTTGATTTGTTTGAAATCTGCTAGAGTTAGTGCTTGTTGGAAATGCACCGACCATGCCTCTACTTCCACCTGCACCGCCTTGACCAGTTCCATAACTTCCACCAAACGTGCTTCCGCCTCCATGAACATTACTAGGTTGAATAGCAGTTGCTGCTAGAGTTTCTAAATTTGGATTCCAATCTCTAATTACATATTGCTCTGGTTTTTTACCTTCTGATTCATTAACAATAACTTTATCAACTTTAGCAGGATCAACATACATCCATGTTAATGTTTCAGGATCTCTAACAAAAAATACATCGCCATACTTAAATGCATTCCTAACAATTTTAAAAATTCTTGTATGAAACTTGTTAAGTTTACACCATTGTTGTAGATATTTTTTAATAATTTTTATTTCAGTATTTGTTGCCTGTTCTTTATAAAATATTTGAAACGGAGTTCCGTTTTCATCATTATGCTGTGTGCAAAATTCAGCCAATATATCTAAAGCAGCATTTACTTCACTATCCCAATCCATTGTGTCATATTGACCATAACGTTCTAATCTATTCGGGTGACCAGTATAGACATCGGGTAGATAGCTAGAATAATTAGACCGTAAAGGGTTAGGCGATGTACCGTATCCGCTAATTGGGCTAAGTTGCCCTGAAGTTTTTGTAGTTACTGGTGTAAAATACTTTTTCCAAGCCATTATTATTTCCTAATTTACATTAATAAATTACCATTTAAATTTTGTATGGCATCATAACTTCTGCGTGTATTATCGGCATTTTCTCGCATAATGTTTATTAATTGTTGTGTTAAGTTATTTAACTGAATAAGCTGTGCACCTAGTTGATTATTTTCCTGTGCTTTTAATGCATTTGATACAACATCACCCATTTGAGAAGGTGTAATAACTCCTTCTGTTCCATGCAAATCAACAGTTTTTCCTGAGCCAAAATTTTCAAAAAGACTTCCTGTTGCTCCTAAAGACCCGGTGTCTCTCCTAGGGCGATTTGCCTCCATTCGTTTTGCCATATCTGCTTCATATGCTTTTCTTTGTTCTGCTTCAGCAGCAAGTCTTTGTTTTTCTGCTAGCCATTTTTGTTTTACTTCTTCTTCACTAACGTATCCTGATCCTGTTTGAAACTCAGTTGAAACACCCGGCGGAGTTTGCTGTGCTTCTTGTTGTGCTTGTCTTAAAACAGCTTGATACAATGGATCTGCTTCCATTTTTTGTCGTTCTTCTTTTTCTGCATCTGTTTCATCAAATAAAAATCTAGCAATACGACTGTTTTTTCTTAATGCCGAAATAAACCAATCAATCATATTTTTAAATACTTGAGCGATCATTGGTTTTGCTGTTTCTTCCCAGAATTTTTTCAACGGAGGGCCAAGTGCGTCTGAAATTTTATTCCAGACAACGACAAATCTATCACCTAACCTTGAGAAAAAATCTTTTGCATCTTTAGATTCCGAAAGAGACACAAATGTATCTTTAACCCAATTTGCTACCCAATTAATTGCTGGAACTAATACAGTTTCAATTACTTTTCCCATCTTGTCCATCGGACCGCCTTCTTTGGTCAGATAATTAACTACACCACCGAATGAGTCCATTAACATGTTTCCAATTTTCATTATTGGACCACTAAATTTTTCTATTAACCCAAAAAATTTAGTTCCTATTTCATTTCCAAATATTTTTAAATTCATTTGTGCATTTGCTAGAGCTGATGCTGTTGAATTAAATTGTTTTTTCTGTTCTTCTCTTGCTTGTTGTAATTTTTGATCAGCAGTTAATGTTTCGCCCTGTAATCTATTATGAGCTTTTGCTTGTTCGTTTGAAAATTTAAATGCTGCACCTGCTGCACTCATTGCTCCCGCCATTCCTGGTCCACCGAGAGCATTCATAAATTGGCCTGTCCCTGTAGCAATAGTTTTTCTACCGTCTTCTAATGTTGAAACAAATTTAGAATTTCCTTGCCCCATTTTAAAAGCTTGAAAGTAAAAATCTGCTGCACTTGCACTCATATTTCTTGTGCTAACTCTTAAATTATTTGCCGCTTCGGTGCCTGCAACTTGAATTTTATTATTACTTAAAATACGCATTTTAACTTCGTCTTCGAGACCTTTACCGCCTGCTTGAGCAGCAGCAGCTAGTGCTTGATTTGCAGATGCTGCTTCTTCGGGACTTAATGCTGATAAAAATGCTTTTAATTGTTCATCTAAGGCTTGCTCTTTTAATTTATTTGCCATTGCTTCACGACTTTCGCCGGTTATTTTTGCATAAGCATCGAGATTTGTAACTAAGTTTGCCGTACTAGATGCTAGCTCTGTCGAACTTTGGCGATTTACTTTATTCATATTACCTTGCATGTTCATATATAAAGTTAACATGCCCGAAGCTTCTTCAGCAGAAACACCTAAACCTGAAAGATTTTTTTGAAAAGGTCCGTTTGGCCCCATCATTGAATTTTGTGCATTAGTAAAAATTTTTAAACCTTTATCTACTCCGCCTATTGCACTAGCAAATAAACTACTATTTTCTCTAACAACAGCACTAAATTGATCTAACGTCATGTAAGCTTGTGAAGCAGCAAGTCGCATTGTAATTAAATTTCCGGCAAAACTTGCTCCAGATTTTGTTATTTGTTGGTATGATGTTAATAACGATTCTTGATATGCAACAAACTTTTGAAATAATCCAAAAACAGTTTCGAGTAATCCACCTAATATCGGTAACTGACCGGCTACTTTTCCTGCTGCTGCAAATAAATCAGAAAATTTTGCTGTTCCTTGAAATGCTTTTTCTGATAATTCTGTAAATGCTCCTACTAATGCTCCGCCTATTCTAAATATACTCGAAAAAACATTGGATACCAGGTTTCCGACCATATTCATTCCAGATAACACTTTGTTTAATAGATTAAACTGCGGAACTATGTTAGGTAATGGACCGCCACCACCTCCGCTGCCTCCACCGCCGCTGCCTCCGGCAGATTGGCGTAATAAAGTCGCAAGATGTGTATTGCTTATTTTAGCTTGATCTAAAATATCTTGTAAAATTGCATCAGTTGCGCTCATGGTTTTTTTTGTCCTATAATATACTAATATAAATATTTATTGTGGTATTAATACATTATTTATGGAGACAGTATCAATGAATCCCAGACCAGCACAGACTAAAAATCCGTTAGCAAACTATATGCGGCAACCAAAAATTTATATTAGGTTGCCTAGTCAAGGAAAATACTGGCCCGACAATAGCATTATTATTCCAGAAACTGGAGAATTTCCAGTTTACTCAATGACTGCTAAAGACGAACTATCATTTAAAACACCCGACGCTTTAATGAACGGTCAAGCCATGGTTGACGTTATTCAAAGCTGTATGCCTAACATTAAAAATGCTTGGAATATTCCTACATTAGATTTAGATACAGTGTTAATTGCTATTAGATTAGCTACTTACGGTAGTGTTCTTCCTTTTAAACACAAAATACCAATCATTAACGAAGAAGTAGAATACGAAATTGATCTAACAAATTTATTAGATCAACAATTGAATAATATTTGGGAAGAAGAATTAATAATAAATCCCGAATTAGTAATTTATGTTAAACCGTTGAGTTATAAACATATGACTCAAATGAGTTTAAAAAGTTTTGAAGCAAGTAGAATTATTAATGCAGTGAATGATGAAACATTAACTGATGAAAAAAAATTAGAAGTGTTTAATTCAAGTTTTTCAAAATTAACACAGGTAACTATTAACTTAATAGGTGAAAGTATATATAAAATTATTACACCCGAAGTTGAAGTAACTGATCAACGAACAATTTTAGAATTTGTTAATAACATTGATAAAGAAATATTTGATAAAATTAATAAACATCTAAACAAATTAAAAACTCATAACGAAATTAAACCATTAGAATGCATTACAACAGAAGAACAGCAAGCATTAGGAGCACCTGCTAAGTATCAAGTTCCAGTTAATTTTAATGATTCAGATTTTTTCGATCAAGGCTTTTGACATTATCAGTTGATGAAATTCAGGCTCTGGTTAAAAAATACGAAGCAGAGTCAAAAGCCTTAAGGTCAGAAATTTATAAATTAGCCTGGTATATGAGAGGATCAGTTAATATTGATCAGGCATTTATGTTAGATAATGATGACCGCTCAATTATAATTGATCTAATTAAAGAAAATCTTGAAACTACAAAAGAAAGTGGAATGCCGTTCTTTTAATTTTTCTTACTTTCTCTAATGCCAGCGCCAGTTAATCTTTGATCCATTCGTTGAATCATTGTTTTTAGATCATCTAATTGTTGTTGACTATTTGCAAAGTTATCGCCTTGCTGTGCAACATTTTGTCCATGTTGATAATGTATTTGTGAATTGCTGGCTTGATTTAATCCCTGTGACACTGGAGTTGTTGGCATTCTAAAAGTGTCTCCACCATAAGAAGTATTAAATCCACGTTTAAACCCTCCTGCTGCTGCTCCGACTGTTTGTGCAGTTGAACCTACAAGTTGAGATGCAATGTTTCCTGTACCTTGAATTACATTACCTACACCTTTTAAAAATCCTCCACTTTTTGGTGTTGGACCAGGTGCAGGTGCTGGAGAAGGACTTGGTGTTGGACCAGGTGCAGGTGCTGGAGCAGGTGCTGGAGAAGGACTTGGTGTTGGACCAGGTGCAGGTGCTGGAGCAGGTGCTGGAGAAGGACTTGGTTGATTTGGATTATTTGCACCGGCAGTATGCTGTTGCCCGGTCGGAGTAGCAGTTAACTGTCCTCCTGAACTAGTCGGTCCAGTATTACTTAATTGATTTACCATTGCCCCAAAGGGATTAGCAGGAGTTGGACCTCCTGCTGCATCAGTTAATAATTGATTTATTTTCATTTTTAAATTTCAATTCCTAAAAAGCGGCTACGAAATTTAAAATTTTTACTTTCGTTGGTTCCTCTTTCAACTTTGCCTGCTTCTAATTCGTCTTCAATTGCATCTAACTTAGCAAGTAAATCTTTTCTAAATTTATTTCTGTCATCCCAATTTGCAATTTCTTTATATGCGTTAGATATTGAATCAATGTCCAAAGGATTAGCAGGTGCCGCAGTCGGATTACTTACACTTGATACTGCATCAGGTGAACTACTTTGTGCAGATTTTACTGCATTCGGTGTTGCATCATCGCTTGATGATATTCCTGCATTTTTTCTTATTTGATCAATCTCATTTCCTTGAGCACTGCTAGCATCGCCCTGAGCTGCATCTGCCGGTGCTCTAGTTTTTCCTGTAATTCTATCTACATACTCTGGATTATCATTTGGTCCAGTAACTTGTGGAGTTGAAGCTCCGCTATCGCCACTTGCTCCTCCTTGAGGACTACTATCGCCACTTGCTCCACCTTGAGCACCGCCAGGTAACGGTAAACCCATACTTCCGTAGACTTTATTAATAACATCTGCAGGAACATCTACAGATCTTAATACTGTATAAATTTGATCGCTGTCTGTTGGGCTACCAGATTTTGCCCAGGCTTGATTTATTTTATCAATAGTTACTTTTTGTGTAACGTTTTGAGCTTTGGTTTTTAACCATGATCCAGCTTTGCTGAATAAATCACCAATACCTTCGTTAGTTAAATGAACAGACTTTGGAGTTCCTAATCCTTTTGATTCTGCTAGTCTACGATAGAATAATGTAGTTTCTTGATCAATATAACTTTCTTTTAATCCAGCTTTTTGTGCAGCAGCCTGGCTGATAGGACTATCGGTATATTGTCCTGTTCCAATTTTTTTGAATGTATCGGCAGCAGTTCCGACTCCGTCTTTATATACAGGTTCTCCACTGTATGCAGGAGTCAGTTTTATTTCTTGTCCTGTTTTCAATACATCGGGATTAGTTAAATCTGGATTAGCTTTCATTAAAGAATCAACACTTGTATGAGTTCTAGCTGCTATATCACTTAGTGTATCACCTTGCTGTATAGTGTATGTTGTTCCGCCATCACCTTCACCAGGTCCGCCAGTTGTAAACGAATTAGAAGTATCTCCAGGCGGCATTTGTGGGTTATAGGGATCCCCTCCGGTTGGATAACCAGAAGTATCTACTTCTCCGCCACTAGCCCCGCCACCGCCAAGAAGGCCACCAAGTAGACCTCCTAAAGCACCTGTAGCAGCACCAGCTAGTGCTCCTTTGACTCCTTGTTTAAATGCTTCACCCCATGGTTTTCCATAGATCTTAGCAGCTACTCCGGCTACTAGTCCACCAGCAATGGCACCTACTGCTGCCCCAGCTAAAGGTCCACCTACTGCTCCGGCTCCCCCAGCAGCTACTTTTGCACCAATTTGTGCAACAGCAACCATCGCACCTAACAGATAACCTTGTAATTTTGGATTTTTCTTTCCCGCATCAACTAAAGGCTGCACTTGTTTTTGTGCTTCTGCTGGAAGTTTTGATATAGCTTGATTAGCTTGCTGTTCAAACCCTTGAACTGGTTGACTCGAACTCGGATCAGGTAAGTTCTTAAAAAATTTATCCGCCATTGCCTGCGGCATAAACTTATCGACTATTTTTCCAATAAATGTAAGATTGCTTTTTTGGTGTATTCCTGTGCCGCTATCTAATTCTTGTTTAATTGCTGAAAATAACGCATTTACATCTTGAACAGGTTTTCCCTCAAATAATTTATTCGGAGTTACAGTATCCAAATAGTTATAATAAGGTATAAAGAAATTTTCTCTTAGAATTACTAGATCACGAGCTAAATTTGGTTTAGAATTTTTTATTGTTGATTCTAACAAAGGAAATCGATGTAATTTAATATCGGACATATTGAATCTCACTAGAAGTTTGATTTATTTATACCGAATTAATAAAACGAACTGCGTTCGTTTGCTTTTTCGCTTTCAGCTCAAAGCATTTTGTCGAAGACGTATGTCGAGACTGAATTAATATCATCCAGATAAAGCGGTCACACTAAAGCCCATAAGGGCCAAGAGTGCATCATCCGAGTAGCACAGTCACATAGCGTTAAAGCATTACAGTGGCGGTTGTCCTGTACCACGAGCTTCGTCTTCACAACGGCAGTTATACTAATCAACGCTATCTGGCTAGTATAACCTGGTCTTTTTAGACCATCTTTTTGCCTATTCTCTTACTTCAAACAATCAAACCGCGGCGAGTTTGCGATCTTCATCCCTTTCGGGGTAGTGATTGAGTGCTCATAACGGCTAGAGTCTTCCATCCCTGCGATCCGAGATCCAGGTCTAGGGCACCCGAGATTAGCTGGTGCTTGCTATTACCGTTTATACGCCTTAAATTTTAGATTTTATGTGTGAGCCATGGACGCGGACTTGAATGTGGCCGTTGTAATAATCGTCTGATTCTAATACACGGTATTCAAATTGAAGTTTTGCTTCTATATAAGAGCACTCCGCTTTTGATTTGCAATAGTATAATATTTCTCTAATAAACTTATCTGTGCCTAATTGTTTTACATCTTCGTTTAATTGTGTGTTTGAGCCATAATAAGTTTGCCAGT